GTACTTGTCCCAGTTCTTGGCCATGTGGATCGCGCCGGCGGTGATGAGCCCGATGATCAGGCCGAGCGGCCCGAGCGCGATGGCCACGATGGAGCCGAGCGCGGCAAAGCCCGCTCCGACGATCGGCAACGCCAGGCCCAGAGCGCCTAGGGCGCCGGCGAGAAGGATACCGCCGCCGGCGGCAACCAGCGCCTTGCTGATCCATCCCCCGGTCGCCTCGTCCGTGGCGCGCATCCACCTGAGGCCGGCCTCGAGCTGGTCGTTGATGCCCGGAAGCCATTCGCCGAACGCAAACCCGACATCGCGCACGGCCTGCACGCCGATCTCCCGGAAGCGAACCAGCTGGATGTTGAGCCCCCGCATCTTGGTGTCGAAATCGGCGTCGATCGTCGCGCCGGTCGCGGCCGCGACCTCCGCCTTGATCCGCTTGTACTCGTCGATGTTCGCCATCATCGGGATGAGGAAGTCGAGGACCTGCTGATCCTGGAAGAGCTCGCCGAGCTTGCCGGCCGCCCCGATGGCCTCCAGCTGCTCGCGGACGAACTCGAGCGCCTCGCCGCCTTCAAGGCCGCGCTTCTGGGCGATCGCCATGTACTTGCCGATCGCATCCCCGGAGACGCCGGTGAGCTTGCCGATCTTCTGGAGCATCGCCTCGATCGGATTGATGCCCTTCGCGGCCGCGTCCTGCATCACCGCCAGGATGTCGACGCCCATCTCCTGGAACTTCTTCTGGGTCACCGGCGCCAGCGCCTTCGACAGGAAGTTCTGCACGTTCGTCGCCGCCTGGGCGGGATCGCTCGTTCCCATCCGGGCCACCTGCAGCATCGCCGCCAGCTGGTCGGACGCCTCCCGGCCGACGATGCCGAACTTCTTCATCTGGCCGGTCAGCTGCGGGAAGTAGCGCGCCATGTCCTTCAGCTCGAAGGCGCCTTCCTTGCCGCCGACGACGAGGCCGGCGAGCGCGCCCTCCAATTCGGTCTCGGGCACGTCGAGGATGTTGAGGAGCGACGTGGCGACGGCCGCCATGTCGGAGAACTCGGTGCTCGCCGCGGTGGCCGCCTTGCCGATCGTCCCGAGATTGCGGTCGATGACGCCTTCGTTGACGCCGGCGGCGATCATCTGGCCAGCGCCGGCCGCGATCGTGTCCGACGTCTGGCCGACGGTGAGCGCGAGATCCTCGTACTGGCGCCGGGTCTCCCGTGCGAAATCGAAGGCCGCGTCGCCGACCAGGTTCGCAGTGCCGGCTATGTCCAGGAGCTGCTGCTCGAACGCGGCCGCCTGCTGGATCGGCCCGAGGAAGGAGATCGCCGCGATCGCCGTGCCGATGAAGCCGATCTGGCGGCCGACGTTCACCAGCGAGCGCAGGTTGCCCTGCAGCCGGCGCATCGGGCCGGACATGCGGTCGCGCAACCGGACCAGGACGTCGAGAGCCATCGAGCGGTTCGACATGTCACTCCACGTCCCTCATCAGCTCGCGGCCGGCCATGAGCGCGTTCCACCAGAACGTCAGGTCGGAGACGGTGAAGGCCTCCAGCTCAGCCGGCGAGAAGCCCGTCGCCTCGGCCAGGACGCCTAGCTGCGCTTGCCAGTCGTCCGGCCACTCGCGAAAAAATTGTTCATCACCTGACCGCCGGCGGCGATGTCGGCGGCGTCCATCTCGTCGAAGAGCCGGTTCATCACCGCCTGGTTCTCGCGGGTGCTGCGGGCGAAGGCGACCACCGCCTGCATGTCGTCGCTGGCCGCCGCGATGGCCCGCTGATCGGCGCCCGTCAGGCGATGGAAGACCAGCTTGTCGAAGCGCTGCTCGCGGATCTGGTTGTTCTTCTTCCGACGCACGGTGCGGGGATAGAGCAACGGCAGCGTCACCGAGCCGTCGGAGTTGCGCACCGCGCGCTTCGGAAGACGGTCTGCCGGGTCGAGCTCGGCGTCCTCGTCGACCACGTCCTCGTCGGTTTCGGCGAGCGCCACCGGGGCGTCCTCGTCGATCGGCGCCTCGGCGTCCTCGTCGACGACGTCTTCGTCGAGGGACAGGGTGCGAACGGCCGGTGCGCTGGCGGGGGTCTTGTTCGTCATGGCAGCCTCACGTCAAACGGGTTTCGAAACGGCCTTGAGAGGTCCTGGGTGGGACCAGGAAAAGTGGGAACCGGTTTTCCGCTCGGGTCCCACCCTCAGGCTACGAAAGGATTTCCTCGGGGGCGGAGGCCGCCCAGGTCAGCTCGAACTGTCCGTCCTCGCCGCCTGTGATCTCGGGGCGTTCCGTCAGGAAGGCGTCGCCCATGACGAACGTCTGGCCGGTGTCGCAGACCACCTGCAGCTCGCCTTCGTTCGGATCCCAGAGCGAGCCCCAGCGCTGGCCGCGCTCGAAGTTGGAGGTCGCCTTGACTTCCGAGCCCATGAACTCCTGGGCGCGCCCGACCTTGCGGCCGTACGTGACCACCGTGTTCTGGATGCCGCCGATGGTGATCTTGGCGCCCTTCTTCACGGGGATCTGTCGACCCCGCCAGACGATGTCGATGATGCCGAGCGTCTGCATTTTTCACCTTCCCTGTCGCGTCCCGCGGACGCTCCACGCCTCTTGCTAGACTTCGAACTCAAGGCTGCCGGCGAGCACCATGAGGTTGCCGGCCACCCTGACGTGCTGCCGGCTTTCCAGCCGGTTGGCGTCGTCTTCGGAGATCACGAACTGGCTCTTCTTGATCGTGCGGTCCGCGTCCTGGATCCACACCTTCTTGGCGTAGAGCCGGCAGCGGGCGGCCCAGCTCGCGTGCATGCGACGCGGCGTAACCACCGAGTTGTCGTCCCCGTCGTCGTCGCTATCGCCGGAGCGTTCGGTGATCGCCGCCGTCTCCTCGTCGATCACGAGCTTGGCGCGCGGATACTGGAGCGAGACATAGGCCGCCCAGTCGTAGCGGATCCGGCTCATGGTCGCCGGGACCATGATGTCCAGCCAGGCGCGATCGGCGACGCCCAGGTTCGACTGCTTGTAGGTCGTGACCATGCGCGACACGACGGTGGTGCCGTCCGAGAGATGGTCGAAGGTCGAGATGCCCTTGCGCAGGAGAAGATCCTGCTCGGTCTCGGTGAACTGGTCGACCGCGTCGGGCCCGTCGAAGCCGGTCATCGCCAGCGACTTCAGCTGGCGGGCCGGATCGTTCGTCAGGTGGAAGGTCGCAAGCCCCATGGCGACGGCCGACAGCACCCACGAGCTGGACTTCGGGCGGCTCAGCCCGAGGCAGGTGAGGAACGGAGAGTTGGTCAGCGCGCCCCAGGTGCCGAGCTGGCCATACGTTCCGCGCTTGCCGACGAAGCCGTGCGCGTCGAGCTTCGACATCGCCTGGTAGCGCCGCGCCAGGTCCTCGGCGAACGCCGCCATGTTGGTGGCGTCGTTCCACGGATGACCGATCTGGGTGAACCAGTCGTTTTCGATGATGTCGAGCGCGTCTTCCAGATCCGGGTTGCCGGCGCCGTTGGCCATGTCGACGATCGCGATCGTCAGCCCGGAGGGGAGCGGCTGGTCGGTCGTGTCGACGCGAAGGTCGATGTCGTTGCCGACCTCGCCGCCGTGCCTGGCGGTCACGGTCACGACGGCCGCGGCCGCCGCGGCCGTCACGGTCAGCGACGTCTCGGCGTTGATCGCCGCGGCAAGCTTGGTGGCCATGTCGGCGACCGCGTCGCCCGAGGCGGCGGTGAAGCGGATCGGCTTTCCGGCGATCATGAACCGGAGGACGGTGGAGACCGCGACCGCGCCGGCGAAGGTGAGCGTGCCCGTTGCCTTGACCGCGCCGCCGGCGTCGGCGAGCGCCTGGACCATGAGCGGGCTGGTCCTGTTGATCGCCCGGAACGCGGCCACCTGCTCGGCGCCGATCGAGCCCTCGCCGAAGAGAGCGATCGCCTCGTCGGGATGCACGACCTCGACCAGCTGGCCGGGGGCGAGCGTGCCGGCGGCGAGCTTCTGACCGATGAGGTGCGCCTTCACCGGATAGGGCAGAAGCCCCGTGCGCGAGTAGTTCGGCTTGACCTCGAGAAAGGTGCCGGGCTCGAGCCAGTCGAAGGGGATCTCGTCGAAGGTGAACATCTAGCTCTCCGTCTTCTCGCGCCGCCGGGCGCCGCCGGCCTTCGTTGTGGTCTCTTCCGGGACCGGTTCGGGATCCGGCTGGGCGGGTTCGGCCTCGTCCGTCTTCGGGGCGACCAGGTCTCCGTCCTTCACCCGCCGGCGCACGTAGCGGCTCGACGCGGGCGCGAACGGGATCGGGCGGCCCTTGTCGTCCGTTGGCCAGGGAGATCCGTCTTCCAGCGGCACCGTGCGGCCTTCGGCCGGAACGAGGATCTTCTCAGACATTGGTCGCGATCTCCTGGGTGATCTCCGGCACCTCTGCGAGGTCCGCGTTGTCCTCGTTCAGCCAGGTCACGCCCAGGCCGGCGAAGTCGGCCGCGGTCACCAGCTTGAGCGCGCGGGCGCTGGCCGAGTAAGCGACCTCGAAATCCACCTGATTGACGACGGTGGCGTCATCGCCCCAGCCCTCGGCGTAGACGGCTTCGACGCTGGTGACGCGGGTCGCGCCGATCCCTTCCAGGGACGCGCCCTGCAGCAGCACCACGGCTACGTCGGTCATCGCGTCGAGACCGATCTCGTGGGCGTCGCCCGAGAAGCGCGTGCGGAAGTCCCGGCTTGCCTTGACCACGATGATTAGCCGCCAGCGCATGGCGGCCTGGATCTCCCGGCCGGAGTTCGGGTCGGGCCTGATGCCCATGAAGGCCAACCCGAGGAACGGCGGCTGCCGTAGCACCCGTTCGAACTCCTTCACCGTCAGGACCGACGGGATCCGCTCCAGCGAAAAGGTCCTCTCCGGAAAGGCGAGCCGCAGCCGGGCGGTCAGCACTGGTTCGACGGTTCGGATCGGGGCGGTGGTAAGGTCCATCACCAGCCCCTGAGGCTATCGTCGGAGAAGGGCCGGCAGCGGTCGGAGGTGCGCGCGCCACTGGCGCCACCCGACGTCGCGCCCGAGGCCGGGGCGTCGATCGTCACGGAGCCGTTCGCGAGCGCCTCGAGCAAGCCGATCACTTCCTTGCGGGCCAGGCGCATCTGCTCGGTGGGCTCGGTGCGCTCGCCCTGGGCGAGGTCGTAGCGGGCGAGAACGCAGTTGGCCCGGACCAGGCTCTCCGGTGGCGTGGCGACAGGGACCTGGTAGCGCTTGCGCAGATAGTCGTCGATCAGCGCCGAACCGTCCGCCAGGGCGACCTCGATCTTCGCCGCGTCGACCTCCTCGGCCGTGCGATCGTCGGGCTTGGAAAGCCGGATCATCTCCAGCTCTCCGAAGCGGTCGATCATGTTGGCGACGGTGGCGTACACTTTCCTGGTTCCCTGTCACGTCCTGCGGACGTTCCACGCCTCTTGATGATGCGAGGCGTCTCTCGAAAAGCTGCGGCCGGCGGGCTGAGCCCCTACGTTCTCGACGTCCCCAAAGGGTGCTGGGGGCCTTGCGAGCCGTACCAGACCGGCCTCTCTGGGCATTCTGGTTGCGGAGGCCGGACTTGCACCGACGTCCTCCTGGTTATGAGCCAGGCGAGCTGCTGCTGCTCCACTCCGCAGAAAGCTGTCAGGCCCCCGAGTTGGTGGCCGTATCGGTCTCCCCGTCGTTCTGGGAGGCGCCCTCGGGCGACGCGGTCTCTCCGGCCTCGGCCGGCGTCGCGTCGGCGGCGTTCACGGCGGCGGCCATCGCCGCGTCGATCTCGTCGGCCGTCGGCTTGAACCCGAGCTTGCGCTCCAGGACGGCGACCTTCGGGCGGCCGCCCTGAGTGAGCTCGTCTTCCTTCAGGGTGCCGACCGCGGCCCGGACGGCTTCGCTCCGGGGGACGCTGCCGCCCGACTCCGCCGCGCCGTCTCCGGACTCGATCACCTCGAAGGCGGGATCGGCACGGATCGTGTCGAGCTCGTCGGCCGTCCAGCGGCCGGCCGGATAGGTCTTCTTGGCGGGATGCTCGACGCCGCAGCGGCGCATGCCCGGCGAGCGGCAGAGGATCTGAACGGTCATGGTGCGTCTCCCGATGGGCTTGCCGGAGCCGCTCACGCAGCGGCTCTGGAAAGCCCCGCCCGGTCGGTCCGGGCGGGGAAGTTGGGGAGGAAGCGGATCAGGCCAGGTGCGGAATGACGCGCACCTCGGCGGTCTTCGCCCAGATGTTGGTGTCGCCGCCGTTGATCAGCGCGGCCTCGACCACCTGCCGGGCCTTGGTCTCCAGGCTCGGCGGAACGAGCAGTTTGGTCGGGCGGATGTTGATCACCTGGCCATTGCGCCGGCGGATGCTGCCCATGGCCGCACGCGCCGCGGCGTAGTTCTCCGAGGTGAGTTCGGCCTTCGACATGTAGGCGAGCTGCCAGAGGCCGAAGCCGGCGTTGCAGCGGCCGTCCACGCCCCACACGAACTTGCCGCGGTAGAAGACGTTCTCGTCCGTCTCCTTGTCCATCGGCACCAGCTGGAAGAGCTTGCGCGACTGGAACACCATCGGCTTGAGCACCTGGGTATCGTCGATCAGGTACCAGGCGGGGTTCGCTCCGGCCTGGTAGTTGGAGACCGACGTCACGTCGCCGTTCTCGTCGAAGCCCGGATGATCCGTGTCGAAGAAGTACTGGCCGTCGTAGCACTTCGTGGTGGCCCCGGCCTTGAGCAGCGGGAACACCAGCTCGTCCGGGAACGCCGCCGCCGTCTGGCCAAGGTGCGCGGAGACCGGGGTGAAGAGCCCGATCTGATCGTCCTCGATCTGCGACCGCTTGATGGCGACGGTGCCTTCGAACTCGCGGTTGCGGATGATGTAGTTCTGGGCGGAGAGATCGTGGATGACACGATCGCCGATCCACTCGCGGATCCCCGGCATGTCGTCCATGCGCGGGTATTCGTTCATGGCGGTGACCGAGTTCACGGTCATCGCCACGGTTCCGTAGAACGTCTCGGTCGATTCCAGCCGCTGATTGAAGGCAGTGGAAAGGCCGGTGTAGATGCTGCGCAGCGTGGCCGCGTTGATGTCCATGGGGACCCCCTAGAACTCGACCCAGACGCCGTCGGCGTCCACGCCGTGGATCTTCCCGGCGGCAAGCTCGCCGCCGGCATTGGTGAGCTGCAGCGTCTGGTCGTCCGCCGCGTAGACCGTCTTGCCGATGTCGTCGGCGCCGGCGGCCGTTACGGGGAAGAGACGCACGCCGCGGACGGCACGGACGAGCTGGTCGCCGGTCGCGCCGTCGCGGTTGTCGACCTGCTCTTCGGCGAGCCCGACGATCGCCACGGCGTCCTCGTCGTCCGGCAGGACGGACTCCAGGGTCGCCGTCACGGCGACGATGGTCCGGCCGAAGTGGCGAACCCCGGCGGTGACCGGGTAGCCGTACGCGTCGCCCGATCGCGCCGGGCGCTCCAGATCCTTGGTCGCGGCCATCAGAGCGCGCTCCTCTCAAGCTTCTTCGAGGTCTCCGCGTATGCCTTGGGATCCAGCCCCATCATCGCGCAGACGGAGGTGTCCTCGGGGGAGAGGCCGGCCTCGTCGCCGTCGCCCGAGGGCTTGAACCCGTGAAGCGAGCCGGTCCGCAGCGACGGCATCGCCTTGAGCTCCGTCTCGACCTCGGCCGGGTTCTTCATGTGCCGGGCGATCATGTGATCGCGCAGCGCCGGAACCAGGCGACCGCCCTCGATGGCGGCGTCGATCGCCGCTTCGGCCTCTTTCCTGGCCGTCGTGGTCATCACCTGGGTGAGCTGGGTGTTGAGGCTCTTCACCTGCTTGCGCAGATCCTCCGCCTCGTCGTCGCCCTTGTCCGCGACCTTCGCCTGGAGCGAGGTCACCAGCTCGTCGGCGGTGGCGCCCTCTTCGGCCTCGGCCACCTCGACCAGGCGCGCCATGAGCGCGGTGTGCGCGGTCGAGGCGGCATGCGCCGTCGTGACCGCCTCGAGGACCGCCGCGTCGTCGGCGTCCTCGGGAAGGCCCAGGGCCTTCCGAAGGTCTTTGTCCATCTCGCTGTCCTTGCTGTGGTGCAGCGCCGTGAGCTGCGTCAGGTTCGGGTCGTTGGTCAGGGCGACCCGGAGGAGCTGGCCGACGCTGTGCGGCTTGCCCTTCGAATGCAGGAAGACGGGGCTCAGGAACCCATAGCTTTTCTCCTCGACGAGCTTGCGCCCTTCCGCGGTCCACTCGACCCGGCCCCAGATCCCGTCCGCCCGCGCCTGCAGCTCGACGATCCAGCCGCGCGCTGGCGACGCGCCGCCCTTGGCGCCGACCAGGTCGATGGAGTGGTTCTCGTCGATCGGGAGCTTGCGGCCACCCGCCATGGAGGCGGAGATCAGCGCCTCGACGTCCTTGACCACGAACGGGCCACGGCCGTCGGCACCGGAGAAGGTCCCGGCCGGCACCAGGTGGAGCCAGTCGGAAGCCTCGCTCGGCAAG